TGGCAGGTCAGAGAGGGTTAATTGCCGCTGAAGTGTAAGCGTCTCAGTAGAAACCACTCCTCGGAAGGATTTGTTCTGGGCCTTGGCACGCAGTATGGCGTTTATAATGGGTAGCAGAGTTCCGAATGATTTTCCCGTGCCCGTGGCACATTCTCCAATCAGCGATCCTCCATTTTCGATAGCATATATAACCTCGTTCCCGAGCTGTCGCTGTCCATCACGGGACTCTCGTCCAAGGGCTAGAACTGGGGTAAAAATCTCATCCCACGTCACCATCTAAAGCTGTGTCCTTTTCTTTTAATACATCTTCAAGCGAATCACCCAAACACCACCGACAGCTAGGTTTCACAGTAATCATATGTAAACGCCTATGCTGACCGAAGCTCATTCGAAGCCGAGTTGCCTCTGGCTTGGGTCTCCCTTTGGTTTTTTCAGATATCTTTTTCTTTGCTTCTTCAGTGTGGTGTGTACCGAACATCGGATGCTTCTCAGCGACTCTACCATACGCAGGTGCCAATAAGCCACTCCTACCATACATAGGATTACCTATACCTGACAAGGAGGCTGACGCCTTAGCTCGCTTGGCTTCTAGAAGTGTCATAGCCTCATCTTCGCCATACTTATCCACCCAGAACTCATACACACTCTTATGGCCGTTTTGTTCGAAGTGTTTGACAACACCCATCGAAATAGATATCCTGTGGTCCTCCGTGAGAACCTTTCCGATGTTGATGGATCGGAGTAGCTCCTTCTGTTCCACAGACATGGGCAGCCCTTTGTTCCATGCCGGTACTCCGAGAACACCCTTACCCCCTTCGGAGATGTTTAGAAGGGTGTGGCCAAGATCCTTGAGCGCGCGGATCCAATATCTTTCAACATAGTTGAGGTATTCGAGGTCTTCCGGGCACTCTTCAAGAACACTCATCCTTATGTTCTCTCGCCCGTGCTTACGTATCCAGTGGTGTACAGGATACTGAGAGTTCTGCGAAAGTGCGTCAGATATGTGGGCACTCATACGGACGGCTGGGCTACGGGTCGTAAGGCCGACGTATCGAAAACCTTTAGCGCTCTTTAGTCCAAGAGCATAGATATAATACACTACTAGAAATTATTCCTCTTATTTATCAGCTTACGTGTTACCCACTGGAGCCCACAGACCGTGCATCTTACTTCAGTCTTAGTCCTCTTACGCTCTACGACTTCGAGTTGATCACTAGTTCGTGGTCCGCAGTATAGACAGCGGATACGTCGCTTTGGATCAACTGCTGTCTCACCTTTATGATTTATCCCCTGCGCAATCCTAAGCTCACGTTCATCTACTGATCCGCGTACACCAAATCTTTCATGCATGTCGAGAGCGTCCTGCAGGCACTCAAGCCTCACAGGGCATTCAGCGCAGATGTCCTTGGCAATTTTCTTGTCGTCATCCTTGTATGAATGAAAGAACTGCTCCAGACCGAGGCAGGCGGCGTCATCTGTCCAATGTTTCCCGGTATCAGATGACAATTTCGCCCTCATATACGATTTCATCATCTTCGGTGAAGTGGTCACTGGGCTTGATGTCCATGATACCAACGGAAGTGAATCCGCCCTTGGTGCCTAGGTATCTGGCGATCTCGATGCGCTGCTCTTCGGTTTCAACCGGTAGGTCCGTGTTGACCTGCGTCTTGGCGTAACCGAACTTCTTGTTTTTTACATCAGCATCATCATTTGTAAATGCATACTGTACCGTGTAATTAGGCATATGGTTCCTCTAATAGGGGTTTACCATACTGATTCTACAGTATCAAGTTTATTTTGTAAAGTCCAGCACTTTACTTTGAACAAACTTTAGGATATCATCACCGGAGTTTTGAACCTTCGGTATGTGGTTCCTAATGATCCCAACGATCTGTGCACTGGTGATCTTGTTGTCAGGGGTGACTGAGGGAAGACCTTCCGGGAGACTGCCAACGAAGTATTCACAGATGCCGCGCAGCTGGTAGTCATCCAATTCATTGAGCTCTTCCATAAGGTCTACACGTCCGGGCCGGATGATGGCAGGGTCGAGCGAGTCAATATGGTTGGTTGTCATAATGGTGATGACTCCGTGGGGGGAGTTGAAACCATCTAGCACGTTCAACATTCCGGCAAGTGTGACGCCGTTGGACTCCCCAGTATCACTATCCTTCCGGGACTGTACGGCGTTGTAGACATCCACATCTTCAAGGATAGCGAGGGAGTAGGGTGGCACCTCGTTCAGAGCCCGTGCGAGGGAGTCATCCCCGTCAAGTCCGGACAGGGAGATGTAGTAGATGTTCAAGCCCAGCTCATGGGCAATGGCACTTGCTGTGGAGGATTTTCCGGATCCGGGGTTGCCGTGCAGCATAATGCCGGTACGGTAGGGCACACCCAGACGGATGTACTCAGGCTCATTATCGAGGAACCGTCGCATGAAAGCGATGATCCGGTCCATCTGTCCCTCTTTGAGGATGACTGATTCGATGGGTCGGTGCGGGATCTCCGAGATGTTCCGGTAGCCTCCCCAGCTTGTGGAGGTGTTGAAGGTGGGGGGTTGGTCTACCAGCTTCTGTGCTTCCTGCTGCAGCTGGCCTACGATGGCGTTACGTGCTTCTACAGAGCCACAGGTGATGACAATGGACCGTGCTGTGTAGTAGCTCTTTTTCTTCTTCTCGTCCGAGTCAAGCGGATTGGTGGTCGAGATCTTGACCGGGAAACCGGCAATGACTACGTCCTGAGTCATGGCCCCATCCGTTTGCATGGTCAGGGTGATCTTACTCTTCTTCGCTCGCGGTGTATCGGGTACCGCAGCCTCATCCCCAGCGCCCGAATAGTTTACCGAGTCAGGGCTGGTTGTTCGTACAAAAACAGATTTCCGTAGGTCTTCGTGTAGTGCATCGTTGAGCCACTTTTCGGCGATGGCGAAGACACGGTCTGTTTCGGATACCTTCACAACAAACTCAGATGCTGAGCTTCGGTTTTTGAGTGCTGTATAGAAATAACTGCCAACTGTGGATACTGACGTAAGAACGCTGATCCCGGTGACGACACGGGCAAGACGTTTGTTATCTGTCAGGTTGGCAGAAAGGGATACGATTGTGGAGAGTTCCCGCAAGATACTGAGAGTATCAAGTTTGTCATCCGAAGAAGAGTCTGTTTTCTTGAGGAGGTCAGAGATTTTCACATTTTCCTTAGCATACACAAGGTACCATCCGATACTTCTTATGATTATACACAGGTAACCGCTAAAGCACAAACAGGCTGCTTTTCAAATATCAGCCGAATTCGTCTTAGTCGATTAATTAGGGCATGGAAGTGGTCCCGAGAGTAGGACAGAACTCGCAACCATCCTTTACGACCCCTCGATTTTCATGCCACCGAGTGTGCCTACCCCTGTTGGGAAGTCCAGTATGTATCTCTGACAGCTTCTTTTTGCGTTCTTCCGAATACTTTACACCTAGATTTGAATTAACATAATTGGGGGTGAGTTCAGACATCTTCTTACCACTATTCCAAGCAAGTTTGCCGAACATTGGGTTGTCCTCACCCATTTTAGATGAGGAAAGTAGTTGACGATGCTCCGCAGAAAGCGTCTTACCTCGGTTGAATTCACTGATTTTTCTTTTGGTGTCTTCTGATCGGGGTCTCCCCAACTTCGCGTTACGCATTTTGAGACGACTTTCAGATCCCATAACATGACCACGAACACCCTCTCCACCATCAGTCTTGTTTAGAAG